AACGACCGCACTCGCTGTGTCGCCGAAGTTTTCAAGGAACCCTTGATCGTCTTGGAACGCAGCCTGGACGTTTTCTTCTGCCTGCTGAGCCGCCTCGGAGCGCATGCCCTGAAGTCCTTCAGAGATGCCACCAAAAAAATTGGTCGGGCTATCCAAGACCGCCTCGGTAAACGCGCTGTCAGGTGCGAACGTGCGCAGCGCAGCGCCGACTGGCGTGAGATTCGCCAAGCCCGCAATACCTTCCCCAAAAGTCGACAGGCCGACGCCTACATCAAGGCCGACATCGCCCAGAGTGCGCAACACACCGGCACTTTCTGGCTGCTTAGGCTCTGGTGGTGCGACAGGCTGTTCGCCGGGAAACTGTCCAGTCTCAACAAACTGGTTGAGCAAAGATGAGTTCGATCCTTGATTGACCGGCTGGCGAGGCGAAGGCGTCTGGGCACGAGGCGTCGACGCCTGATTGTCAGATGCAGGCGGCTGTTCCCCAGGAAATCGTCCAGACCGGACGAATTCGTCAAGCAGGGGAGACTTGGGTCTGCGGTTCTCCGCCATTCTCTGCTCCAGCGTTGCGGGCTTGCTCAATCATCTTCTTGAGCTTGTCAGTGCCAAAGTGCATGACCACGTCGGCCGGGAGTACAAACTCACCACTATCGAGTCGAGCAGGCTGTGTGCCGTCGATCATGGCCGGGATCGAGTCCGTGGGTGCCGCCTCGTTGGGGTCGACAACCATTTTGCCGTCGACCTGCCCCTGCATGGCTTGCTGCACAGGGCCGCCAGGCTCGGGCACCATGCCACCGCCTGCCATACCGATGATGTTCTGAGAGCCTTGGGCACCCTGCTGCATCTGTGGCATCGGCGGCTGGTTAGTCGGGGCTGAAGATTGCGGCCCGCCCAGCGAGGCAAACTCCTCGAGCTGCACAGGCGGGACACCCATCTTCTGAGCCAGCTGGACGTACTGCTGGTACTGCTGAATCATCGGCATGCTCAGGCCGCCACCGGTCGACCCTACTGGGCCGTTGTTCAGCGAGCCGCCCACGATGCCACCGTCGGCAAAGTTTTGGATCGGCTGGTCAGAAAAAGTTGGTACGCCGTCGACCGTCCCTCGGAAAATTTCAGGGTTTTCTCCGCCGACAAAAGGCTGCTGTGCGCCGTTATCGCTGCCCAGCGCACCGCGAGGGACAAAGGCGTTGTTTTGAGACATCTGACGAGAAAGCTCTGCAAGCATTTGACCAAGCTGAGCATCGTCAGGGTTCTGCTCTACTGCTGCTTGTAGCTCGTCGCGCACTTGCGCTGCGTTCCCGCCTGCCTCAGCGACGAGCAGGCTGACGCGGTTCAACGCGGTTTGCTGCTGCTGGAATCGGTTCAGTGCAGCGTTCCGCTGCTCTTCCGGCAAGCTAAAAAAGTTTTCCGGCAGCTCGGGCGGCGTAAACTCGACGCCGACTTCCGACAGCGCCGTTCGCGCCGCGTCTGCCCTCGCCTGGTTCAGCGGGTCGTTGATCCGGTCCTGGATGCCCTGCAGGCTAAACTCGCCTTGGATGTTCGCACGCTCCGCTGCGCCCTGATTGGCCAGCTCCTGCTGCTGCAGCGCCCGGTTGGTCGCCTCTTGCGAGTTGAAAATATCGGTGCGAGCTCCGAGGATCGAGTCGCGGGCATCCTCAAGTTGACCCAGACGGTCGGCCACGATGCCCAGCCGACGGGCAGACATGCCGCGACGGGCGCCGTTGATGCCAGGGTTGAACCGCGTGTTCAAGCCATCATTGAGCACCTGAGAGAGCTGCTCGATCTCCGACTGGATGCCTTCGAACTGATCACGGAACTGTGGCGGAACGACGCTTTGTTGCTGCTGAAAACGACCAAACGTGGTCGGATCACCAGCGGTGCCTTGGCGAGCAGCCGCTCCTTCTTGCAGCGTAGGTGTGCGGGCAAAAAGTGCCTGCCGCGCTGCCTCGTTGTTGCCGCCGCCACCGTCGACCACACCTTGCGCACGGCCTTGCTGGGGAGCTGTGCGGGAGCTTGCTGCTTGCAACGCAGACAAAGCGGCACCGCTACCCGTTATACCGGCCGTGCTAGACGAAGGGTTTGTAGCATTGCGGTTTGCCTCTCGGATTCCTTTCATTGTCCCTTGTGCAGCAAGACGATCTGAAACCGGGATTGCTTGTGTGCGCACGAAATCGACAATCGAATCTCGCAAACCTGTCGATTCGTAAGGGCTGCTGCCGCCGATCAACTGGCTGGTGCTAGCCGCAAACGGCCTGGAAGCCGCCGCGCTATTGCTAGTGCGAGTTGGCGTACTGGCTCGAGAAGAAGTGCTACTTGTCGTTGACGCGTTGGTTCGAGAAGAAGTGTTGTTTATCGTCGGTGTAGCAGTCTGCGAGGAAGCGTTGTAGCTCCGGCCAAGCTGGTCGGCACGCTTGTTACGCGCAATCGCCTTGCTTAGTCTTCCAGACCCCTGCCCGGCTTCGTTTCGGTTGACGACAGACGCAAGCGCACCACCACGGGAGCCAGGAAACTCGAAATCCCGCCCCGAAGCTGTGCGCTCTCGAAAAGTTCGGTTGTCTCGCTCAGCCATGTCAGACTCCTTGGCAATTCTCGGTTTACTTGGCGACGCTGTGGTAGCGGTGTTGATCCGCTTCCGGTGCCGTCCGCCTGGGCGGGTGTTGTCATGCAAAAACAAGTCGGCCATAACAAGCTGTCACACCCATGCTCGAGGCTGTGCTGACGCGTCTGCGCCCATGGCCTCTCGTGTCACCTGCGCCTTCGCATCGCGCACGAACTCGCGCCAAGTGACGAAAAAGCCTTCTGCCGGGACAGTCGCCGACCCGTCAGAGTCGTTGTTCCTCAGCGCACGATACGCTACATAGTCGCCCAGCGCCAGCGCCCAGTCGTCCGGGATAAGCAGATCATCCCCTGCCGAAACAGTCTCTGGAACTTCAGCGTAGACGATGCTCAGCTGGTACTGATCGTCCGGGATCGGCACGAGCTTGAGCTTTGAGTGAGCAACGTCAGTCGAGTAAGCGGACGGTCGACCCGACCAAACGCGAGGCTTGGCGCGACGGGTGAATGGTGTCAGGTAGCATCCTTGGTCGTCGACGACCTCGCGGAGATAGATGCACCGCTTGGGGAGTGAATATGCCTTGATGCCCGATACCGTGTAGATAATCGAGTCGTCGATTTGAAAATGCGTGTGACGAGCGAGCAGCTTGTACCCCTCGTTGATAAACCGGATGATCACGGCATCATCAAAAAGCCACGGCTGCGGGGTATCCCGCAGCACATGGTCGCGAATGTGGCTTACCAAATCATCGACTGGGTACATTCGCGATTATTCCCAGTTGGCCAGGGGGTCTTCCTCGCCCGAAGGTTCGGCCGGTTCCGACACAGGCTCAGCGGCTTTCTTCGCTGTTTTCTTCTTGGCAGTCTTCGGCTTGGGTGCTGGCTCGACCGAGGCATCAGACACCTCCTCGAAATCTTCAGTCGTCTCCAGATTAAACCGGCTAAAGCCCTTGCGCTTTTGCAGCGCCTTGGCGTCGAGAAAAACTCGACCGCTTTTGTCCCGAAGGCGTGTTTCAACATACTTCTTGGCCATGCTTGTGCTCCTTGTTATTAAACAAGAGGGAGCGCAGAGGCTCCCTCAATGTGTGTTGCTGCCAACATCAACCTAGCGACTGATCACTGGTAGATGTAGGAAACAGCCATGGCTTCCGGCTTGATCATCTGGTAGCCGTAGACCATCAGTCCACGCATGATGTCGCCGAAGGTCGTCTGCGAACGCAGGGTCTCCGTCTTGGTCATCTGCGTAGCGAACGTCGCTGCGTCCTTGTGACCAGCCAGCATCACGGTCGTCCACTCAGTACCCGAGCCAGCGTTGGTCGGCAGCAGGTTTGAGTTGTAAACCATGAAGCGGTCGATCCGGCCGACGAGGCCGTTACGCAGCGGGCTGGTGCCGTCACCAGTCAGGCTGGCGTCCTTGATGTCGGAGAGCTTCAGCAGGGTCGTTGCCCAGAACGGCATGACCACGAAGCGACCCGTCTCAGGGACGTTCTGCTCGTCGAGCACCTGACCCAAGAACATCAGCTGGTCGAGCACGTTAGTACGCGTGACCTGGATGGCGTTGGCCTGGGTACCCAGATTGACGTTGCCCGAGACCGCACCAGCAGTGGCACCGGTGTTGTCGGCGTCCACGTTGGCAGGCAGGAACGCCAGAACTTCGGTGTCCAGGCTGATCTTGAGCTGCTCGGACGAGTCCTCGGCCCACAGGTTCATCTGGTTGATGTCCTGCTGCTTGGCGATGACGTCGTCGATCGCGGTCTGGTAATACAGACCCTTGTCGATCAGAAGGTTGATCGGCGTAGCTTCGGGGAACTCGGTCTGGAGTGCTTGACCGATCTCGTAATCCCGAATGCTGACCGACGGCATGGTGCGGATAATCACCTTGTCGCCATAGTCGCTGATCTCGCCTTCGTAATCGGTGTTGGTAATTTGGGTCAGGACCGTGCCGTCGTAATACTTCTCGACGAGCTTGGAAGACCAAATCTCAGGGATGAACGAACCCGAGTACGAAGTCGGGTATACGCCGGTAGCGCCAGAATAACCTGGTGCCGGGTCGGTGCTACTAACTGGATAAGCCATGATCGGGCTCCTTTATCGACTGTAATCCACGCGGTCCTCTTTCTGGGCCGCAAAAATGTCCTTTTGAAGTTCCGAGAACTTCTCAGACGAATAGTTACGTCGGTTCGCAAAGACCTGTGCAATCTCCGAGCGGGTCCACTGCTTCTTCTCCGGTGACTCGCTCGACGGACTGCTGGCCCGACCTTTCGATGGTGCGACCTTCGATTCCAGTGGCTTCTTGGCTGGTTCAGGTTTTTTCTCCTGCCCTTTGCCTTTCAGCGCAATGTACTGGTCGAAAACATCGGCAACAGCATCTGCGTCATAGTTTGCCATAGCTTCCTTGATGATTGCAACACGTGTGCGTGAATTGCTAACCCAGTCACGGAAGTCAGGGTCGTTGTCAATCTCCTGCCAGTTACTCACCCGCTGGGTGAGCTTAGTCTGGAAACGCTCTTGCTGAACGTCGTCTGAAACCTGGCTAGAACGCTGGGCAGCACTCTCTGCCTCGCCTAGACGTTGTTCGAGCTGGTTGACACGAGCACTAATTCGGCGCTCAATCATATCGACAAAATCTTCGCCGAACAGTTCTTTATCTTTTGCGTCGTCAGGATTCGACTGCGGCGCTTCCTGCTGCGGCTGCGCAGGCTGCTCATGCATCTTGGATAGCATATCGCGCAGTTGACGGTTTTCCGCCTCCTTGGCGTCCATCATGCCCTCGAGCGTGCGCTGACGCTGATCCGAGGTTTTGATCTGCTGCTCCATCTCCGACAGGCGCTGGTTGATGTCCGACGAAGGCTCTTCGCCACCCTGGCCATCATCTTCATGCTCTTGGACCTGTTCTTGCGGAACAGCCGCCTCTTCACCCGCACCAGCCTGGCCAGCGTCCGGTTGTTCTTCTGCCGGAGCTTCAGCTTCAGGCTGTGCGGCAGGCTCGTCAGTCGGCTCAGGCTGCCCTTGGGGCTGTGCCTGCTGCTCGTACATCTTGTTGACGGCTTCTGCTCGCTGCCTTACTTGCTCGGGAACTGCCATAGTTATTTCCTCGATTTGATGTGTTTAAGTAGCCCCTGAATTACAAAAACGGAGCCTTGGGTTTCTCGAATATCGCCGAACTCCTTCCGGGAGGTCAGCTGCTTCAAGTAGTCTTGCTCGACCGCTTCCAAGTAGGCGACGGCTTTAGCGTTCGCTCTCAAGTCTTGGAGCGCTCGAAGCTGGTCGTTGTCTGGATTCTTCATTAGCGCATCATCCCTGACGGGCTCGCACTGTCAGCCACCGGCGTACCATCGCCCAGCGTCTCTTGAGAGCCTTGCGGGCCTGGCGGTGTACCGCCTTGACCACCTTGCGGCGTGGGCAGCTGCTGCTGGCCCATCTGACTATCAGGCGGGACGACCTTGTTGACGTCCATGCCAAGACCCTTGGCGATTTCACGGAGCACCGAGGCGCGACCGGTCATGCCGACAATCTGCGAGTCGATCGGGTTGTTGGTGATCTGCAAGAATTCGTTGCGGCGCATGCGCATCGTCTCGAGCTGCATCAGGCTGGACACGCCACGGGCAATAATCTGCGAGTCGCCCTTGATACTCTCATCGTCAGCGTAGAGCATGTTGTGGTGGAACAGCTGCTCAAGCATCGGCGTCATGACATTTACGTCGACACCATAGACGACAGACTTCAGCCCTTTGTTGGCTGCATCAAGCAGCATGGACAAGCCGGTCGCTGTCCGGGCCGGGCCGGAGACATTGTCTGACCCGCTCATGTAACGGGGAATCAGCGAGAAGTCATCGGCCAAGGCGTAGAACTTTTCAAGCACGCCCAGCAGCTCGTTAACGTTGGAGTTGGGCTGGTCGAATGAAATCGCCTTGTCGCCAGAGCCGGTGTACTGGCCGTCGTGCACCTGCCAGATTTTCCACGGGTACATGTTTGTGAGGTCTTCGCCAGGCGGCAGACGATCGACGTTTGCCACAACCTGCGGGCCGGACGCGATCGCCATGTTATTGACCAGCGAACGAATCGCTGCGTTGCCAACGCCTTGGACATCCTCGAGCACGTCGTAAAGGCTCCAGCCCCAGAAACTGCCTGGAATTTCTTCGTAGCATGCCTTGTAGTATTCCCGGCGACCCATCGGATCGTCGTTCAAGACCGCCTTGATGATGTGGCCGTCGATGTACCAGACCGTTGTCTCGTAATACTGGTGCTCGTCAGCAATACCTTCGACGCCCCACTCGACCAAGCGCTTGCCTTGAATCGGGCCGTGGAACTCCAGCACGTCGATATAGCTCGCGTGCTCTGCTGTGCGAACAACGTCGCTCCGGTTATTCTCGGAACCCGCCTCGTTCTCGTGGTGGAACAGCCAGCGATAGCCGCTGTCTCCCGCCTTGTCCAGCACCGCACGAATCTCGGCCTCTTCGTAGTCGTCGACGCCAATGAGGTTGTACAGGTCGCTGGTGGTCAGCGTGATGTGCTCGAAAACGTAGCCTTCCTGCGGCGTCTCGATGCCAGGCGCCGGGTAGAAATTGTTCGGGTCGACCGCGTCGAACTCCATGACAATTTCTTGCTTGACGATCGGCATGAACGTGCCGTCGACGTCTTCCCAGCTGATTCGGTCGCGGTTACGGAAAATCGGGCCTTTGAAAATCGCAGCCGGATAGGTGACGAGGTACGCCAGAAAATTAGAAAACGCCGCTTCAAACCCGCCCTCGTGAAGCTGGTCGGCAATCTTGGCTTCCATGCGCTCGGCCTTGCGCTCGGCCAAATCTTTTTTGCGCATGCGCTCAAGATCGAGCTTGTCATTGAACAGCTTGATGGCCGCCTGCTGGTCGATCGACACGCCCGATGCGAACTGACTGGCAAGCTCCAGGCCCAGCTGCTGGCGCACACGTTCGATGTCACCTTCAGGAAGATCAGGAGACGGCGTGGCGCTCACCGACCAGGGGCGCTCACCAGAGAGAAAGATATCCTTGAGCCAGGCTTCAAGCACCCGGCTCTTGTTGGCAACGATCCGAGCGTACTCGGTCGAGGCGCCGCTCTTCTGGATTTCGGCTCGCTTCGACGGCGTGTACTGGCCACGACGAGCATACGAGGCGGCATAGAACCGCTGCTTTTCGTGCTCCTTGTGTCGACGCGCCTCTTCCCAGTTGTCGTTGATGTACTTCGCCAGACCCGTCAGCAACACCCTGTTGGACTGCTCGAAATCCTCTTCCTCGTTCGAAGCATCTTCGGCAAGCGCTTCCTGTGCCGACGCGACTTTGATTAGCCCGATTGTGCTTGGCATCGTGTTACTCCGTTAGTCCAAGGAACCGCGATAGATTTCGCTGAAGCTGCGGCTCCACTGATCCTGGCCAGAAATGCTCGCCTGGAGACTGACCGCGCTAGACATGCCTGCCGACAACTGAGCGCCAGACTTCGCAGCACCGTCGAGCGCCGAAATCAGCAAGTTGGCTGAGCGCAGCGCTTGGTCAATATCAATCTGCGCTTTGTTGGTCTTGAGCTCCGACAGCGTGCGGTTTTCCTCAAGTTTGGCTTGGAACTGCCGAGTCTTGGCGTCTGACTCCGAAGCCGCGATCTGACCGTCGGCCGTGTACATCTGAGCCTTGGAGCCAAAAACAGTTGCTTCGCCACGAATCCGTTCGCTCTCTGCCTGGATTCCAGCGCGGGCATGCTCAAGCTGTGCAAGCGCCTGGCGAACCCGACTCTCTTGGATGTCGACCGACAGGCGTGGTTCCAGTGCTTTCGCCTCATTCTCTGCCTGGAACGCCTGTACGTCAGCTTGGAACGCACGAACTTCTGCTTCGAAGCCCTGCACTTTGCCGAGCTCACCCTGGACTTTCGTTGCCCAGCTCTGGAACTCAGCTGTCTTGGCGTCGACTCGCGCCCGGTAGCCTTCGATCTGGGCTGCGTAGGCACGAGCCTCAGATTCGTTCTTCTGGGCAACAGCCCGAGCTGCTTCGACCTGGGCAGTGTAGACGCCGACGATCGTGTTTAGCGCTTCCAGGCGAGCCTGGTAGATCGCCACTTTCTCTCGGTTGATCTCGCTTTTGAGCGACTCGGCCTGAATCTCCAGCCGGAACTGCTCGAGCTTCTGGCTTTCGGCTTCGATCAACGACCGGTAAACCTCGGCGTCCACTCGATAGCCTTGGATGGCTGCGTTGTAGAGCGCCACTTTGGCTTCGAAAGTACGGAACGCAATATCAGCAACCGCTCGTGCGAAGTCAAACGCACGCTGCATGACCTGCATGTGCTTGTTGATTAAGATGTTCTCGAGCGCAATGCCTTGGGTAATCGCAAACCGGAAATTCTCGATCTCTTCCTGTCGACGCTGAACGAAAATCTCACGGCTCAGCGTGTTCTCTTGATTCTGGTTGTTCTGCCGCGCCCGCTCGATATCACGGTTGAGAATGCCTGACGGAAGGCTGAAGCCTCGGGACGCCCAACGCTCAGTCGCCTCCATCTCTGCCTGGTTGGCAGTGGTCTCTTCGCGAGCGATCGCCCGGTCAACCACCATCTGCTCGACGACAGCAGGCATGCCTGTGCCAGTGTCGAGCATGCGCTTGATCTCGACCTTCAGTCGATCCAGGCACTCAGACTCGTACTCTTCCTCGACGAAGTTGATGCCGGTGTCAGGCTCAGTAAAGTCAATTTCCGGGCGCTCACCGTCGAACGTATGCTCTGTGAGGTCGGGCTTGCTCGGGATATCGAGCGTGATCAGGTCCGGGAGAGGCGGAAAATCCAAATCCGTAGGCGGCGGAGGCAGCTCGATATCGTCGAACTCTGGCGGGTCAGCCGGGTCTGGGATGTTGAGCTCGTCCGGCTGACCGCTAAAATCTAACGGCGGCTTGGAAAAATCCCGCTCTGGCGCGTCACCGAAGTCTGGGATGTCGGGCAGGTCGATCTCCAGCGGCTCAGGCAGCGTGTACTGGAAGTTCAGCGTCGGCTCGTCAGGTTTCTCGGGCTGGTTAAAGCCTGTCAGCAGCGACTGGTCCGGCGTAAAGCTGTTGTCAAACGAAATCGGCGCGATCTCGTAATTGCCAAGCGCCTGAATGAACCCTTCCGTTTGGACAAACGCGTCAACCGCGAGGTCTCGGTAGACACTCCAGCCTTGATTGACAATCTGCCCTGGGCTATAAACAGGTTCGCTGCCTGAGAAATTGACATCAGCGTTCATCGGATTCTCCTGTTCAAGACCTGGTACAGCAGTGTTACGTCATCCACGTCAAAATCTGCTCCGTCGGCGTTCACAACCTCGAACTGCCAGTAGCGAGCCCGTAGACCCCGGCCGATCGGTACACGGCCGTCTCGCATGTCGTCTGCGGTCGTTGGCCTGAGCTCGTACCACCATTCTTCCTTCTGGCCCTGATCAGTTGTGACAACCTTCAGCACCATCTGGTCTGTTGTAGTGTAACCGACATAAGCTGCTGTGGCCATCTTTAGGTAATGTGACCCCATGTCCACCAGTCCTGTGCGGACAACAGCTTCGATCGGCTCGCCAGCGTCATCGTCGCCGTCAAGCTTGTAGAGCCCGTCGCGGCTCAAGCCGTAATACTGCCCGTTAGCCTCGGCCAGCGAGTTGAACGGGTAATTCGTGTACTCCGAAAAGCCCATGGTCTGCGTGTTTAGCACCCAGCCCTGAATCACCTCGTCGCCCAGCTGGACGCTGACAAACAGCTCAATGCCTTCCTCGATCGACATTTTGAAGAAGCCGATGAAGTCAGACGTCTGTGTTGCCTCGATCGACTCGTCAGCCTCGAGCATGAACGTCGCCAGGAAATCACCGCTGTGCTCGGCGGCCAGCGCCTCGAGCATCGTGACCAAGTAGGTCATCTGCATCGGCTGCTGTATGGCCGTCTCAAGAACTTCCTCGACGGTGATCTCGTCAATCGCAGTGTGCGTGCCGACGACAAGCAGGGAATGAGCGAACGACAGCCTGTAGGCGGCCAGCGCATCGTGGTTGGCCGTGGCGGACAGCTGCTCAAGAATATCGACGATCTTGGTGACGATCAGCGTGTAGTCGTCTGTCGCAGCCAGCTGCTCAACAATGTAGAGCGTGGTCGGGATGGTCTTGGCGACCTGGACGAACAGCTCCTCTGAAACATCGAGCGTGTACGTCTGTGTGATCGGCGAGTGCGCCGCGTTGATCTGAGCGTAAACGCGCAGGACCATCTCGACCGTGATGTCTTCAGTCGACGAAACACCCAAGGTCGAGATGGTCCTGCGCGTTTACGCAGATCGGAAGA